CGATAGTTCTACACCTCTAATTACTTTTTCTTCAAATTCTTTTTGTCCATAAAATGTTGGATTTTTTAAATAATCACCTAACATACCCATAGAGATAGCGGCGGTTATACCACTCATCACGGCACGTTCTCTACCTTGTACCATTGATGTTAAAACTTTTCTGTTAGCGGCAATTCCCCAAGAAAAAAATTGAAATGGTAATCCCATATAAGCATTACTAAACTTTCCGCCCATATCTGTTTTTGTATAGCCTAACATTCTAAAAAAATTATTATCTAGTAAGTTTGCATACTCTTCATTGTTTATACGTATAACTCCTGTCATCATGTTAAATTTATCTGCAGGTGTTGGTGTAACAATAGTACGTTGTGTATCAGACCATATTGCACTTGATAACTTGCGTCTAGCTGTTTCTGCTCCTGCACCTTTCCATTGTTGTGCATTAGCAACATAAGCAACATCATCTACTTTTTCTACTGGCATATTTGCAATAACTTCTGCAGTACGTCTATCAATACCATAACTAAGCATACGTTCTTGTCCAAATTTATCTAATTTTCCTTTATTCCATTTTATAGAATCTTCAATAAATCTGTGCATAGCAATATTAGTTTGGAATCTTTTCATCATATGTGTCCATGGTGTAAGACCATTTAACATAAAAAACGGGCCTTGTGCTCGTTCTAAGGGTTGCTCAATAAATCGGCTAAAATTATCACCTAATTTATTACCACCCTGAATACCACTTTCTGCTAGTTCTCTATATGCCGCTGTGTCTAACGACATTTCCATAATTGGTGCAAGATAGTTTATATCTTTAACTGCCCTAGCATAAACATCTAAATTTTGTAACCATGGTTTTATACCTATTTTATAAGATTGTTCAAATCCATGTACCATTACAGGTCTTGCAACATCTACTAAAGCCGAAAATATTACTCTACCCATCATTGCTACACTTGCCCAGTTACGTAATGTTTTTGCTGTTCTTGCTCCAAATGAAGTTGGGTCTTGTGTATTTAATATGCCTAATATTTTATCTTTTTCATCTCTAAACCCATTAATAATTGTATTGATTTCATTTTTTGGTGTATTTTGTTCTATTAACTTTATCTCCAAATCATCTAAAAAGTTTACCATATGAGTATCACCAAACTCTTCAGCTACTCTAATTGCAGGTGCCATTCTTGCATGATAACTACGCAATAAAAATTCTGTATCTAATTCTATAAAATCTAAAACTTCTGAATTAGGTATATCTAATTCTCTTTGTAATAAATTCTTTGCACCTACTTTAAATCGTCCATCTATATCTTTTGCAAATCCGCCTATTCCTTCTCCATCTTGCATTGTTGCTTCATTATCTACAATTTTATTGTAAATATTTTTTACTTCTGCATCTATATCTAAGTAGTGTCCTTCTTTTTTTAAAAAGTCATCTAATTCTTTATCAGATAAATTATTCGGTATAAATGCTTTTTTTTTCTGCATTTTTTTGCGTAAATGTTTGGCTAGTATTTGCTTAAACTGATTTTCGTTATGTCTAATCTTATCAATTAACCAAACACGTGGTAGAAAGTTTTCTTGTTGTACATCTTCTTTAAATCTATCCGCTTTATTGCTAAATTTTTTGGCTTCTTTATTTAGTTGTTTTATTTTTTCATCTAATAAAACTTTACTTTGTGCATTTAACTTTGTTGTATCTATATTAGATGCTTTTTTTGCATTTAAAAATTTATTCGTACTAAAAATATTAAAACTTTTCTGAGATGCAAACATTTCTAATTCTTTTGCTTTGTCTAATTTTTTTTTAAAATATTTATCTAATCTTGCTACAGACCTTTTGTATATATTTTGTACTGTTGCATCAACTTGAAATTCTTCTATAAGTTCTGGTGCAATTCTTAATCTTCCTAATTGTTGAAAATACTCTCTATCAGTAAGTTTTGCAGGTTCGTCTCCTAATTTTTGTCGTAGTATGTTTTTACGTACAGTATTTACTACTTTTTCTCCAAACAATGCACCTTTGCCAATAAATTGTTGAACTGCACCTGTTTTTGGGTCTATACCACGTAATTCCATAAAATCTTGTTTAATGCCGTTTAATACTTGTAATAAATCGGCGGCATCTTCTGTGCCGTTACGTATAACAACACTTGTATCTGATGCTATTCCTAAATCAATCGCTCTTTGTGTTGTAGAAAAATCACCACTTAAATTTAACGCTCTTGTTTGTATGTATTTAACTAAACTTGGTGGTACGTTTTTTAATCTTTTTGCAGTTTTATTAACAAGATTACCTAAATTACCCCAACTATCTACACTTGTTAAAAATTTACCTGCTTTTAAAGCTCTATCTGCTTTATTTTCACGCATAATATCTTCAAGTACAACTTTATCTATTCTATTATCAAAATCTATTTTTGTTTCATTTTTTTGTCGTGCAAATTTACTATTTTTAGGAGTCTGTGCAATTAATAACTCTTTTTTTATATTAAATTTAATAAAATCATCTGTATTTTTTATTATAGAACGTGGTAATGGCACTCTGCCTTTGCCTTGTGGTTGAAATCCACGTCCTGTTTCTGCTAATCTATATCCCTGTGCTAAGTCAATATACATTATTTCTTTTGTTTTATCATAACGTAACCATTTACCCCGACTTTCTTTTATTCTTTGTTCAAAATTATCTCTATTAATACGTTCTCGTAAAGAAATATCACTATCTATTATAAAATTAGAACGTCTATTTTTAACATTTTTTATACCACCTGCACCTACTTGTGCTAATTTTAGATTAGGTTGACCTGCTTTTACATTTATAAATACATCATTAGGTACTTTTATATTTTCAAAATCTATACGTCCTTCTGAATTATGAAATGCTTTACTAGCATTTTCTAAAATATTTTGTTTACTTGCAGGTTTACCATTAATTTGTAATTTTTTACCAAATACTCCTGATAACAAGCCTCCTGCTAACATACCAAATCCAACATATCCTGCTGTTTCTTCTAGTGTTGCTGTTGGGTCATAAGCATGACGAATAGGTTCTGTAGCACCTACAGCCACACCAGTTAGTGCACCACCTTTTACGGCCTTATGTAAAAAGCCTACACCTTTAGCAAATGGTATTGGGACATAAGTAATTGGGTCTGCAAAAGCCGCAACAAATGCCGGTAAAATTCTACCACTATCGGCTATACGTTCTCGTCTAAGATTGTTTCTATCAATTTTACCTTTTATAAAATCTGCTTCCTCTTTATTACGAACATCAATAAAGTCCATAGCATGAGCTGTATAGTTTTCAAAATTATCTGTATATGGGTCGTATGTTTTATCTTCAGGTACACTTCCAAAATTATTATCATATTTTGTGCTATCATATATTTGACCAATCCATGAAAGCCATATATTATCTGTAACATCTTCAGCAAAACTTTGTTTAATTGTAATACCGGGTAAAGGACGTGGGCCTAAATATCTTGTACTATTTGCATTTAATTTTTGCAAATCCATAAGTTGGTCTGTACTAAGATTATAATCTTCTATATTATTATTTATAGGTGCATTGCTATTGGTTGACATTACGTTTTTTCCATTGTGTTTTATAATTTAATTCTTCTGGTATCATTTCGTCAAGCATAGCTTGTGCGTTTTTTTTTGATAAAGATTTTCTATTTAATCGTGCATTTCGTATAAGTTTAGCTTGTTCTACTTCATTGATGCTACTATAATTTTGTAATAGATTGCTCATAACTACATACTCTATATTTGGGTCATAAATAATTTCTAATCCATCTTCTGTAGTAATATCTAGTATTTCATCATCATCAAGTAATACTAATTTATATAATGGTAAAGTTGTATTATTAATTAATGAATTATTATTAGCTAATGATATAAGACCAAAATCTTTAATATTAAACTTTTTCTTTTGAGTTTTATTTTCTATATCTATTATTGATTCATTATTTACATAACCTTTTCTTGCTGTTTCTAATATAGATTTATGTAAATATGTTACATCTACCTTATTTGTGAATGGATTTTGCAAACCATAAAATTTTTCTACAGGATTATTTACAAATCGTTTTTCTATATTTTTAATATTATCTTCCTGTATACCTGCCTCTCCACTTACACCGTATGCACTATATCCTACATATCCATTACCTATAGCATTATTAATAGCACGATTAACTATAGGTGCAACACTATCTGTTGTTGGGTCTCCTTCATATTTAAGTTCATTAATTACATATTCTTGTATTTTACGTAATGGAGCTCCTGATGCAAAATCATCAAAATAAACTCTGCCTACCTTACTTTTAATAGTTTTTAATATTTCGTCTTGAATATCACTCACTTTAAAACTTGTACCTGCAAGTGTTATTTTTTCTGTTGTGCTTATATCGTCAGCACCAAATTTAAACGCATCTTGTATATCTCCTTCAGAAATTTGTTGATTTCCAAATGTTCTTCTTGCTTGTAAAATTCTTAATGCATTTGTTTGTTGTTTATTAAAACCCATTTGTTCAAATGTATTTCTTACTTGTATACCATTTTCGGTATACATTACATTATCTTCTAATTCTGCTAACAATGGTAATATTTTACGTGTAAAATTTACATCACTTTTAAGTTTAAAAATAGTATCTTCTCGTATTTTCCTTGGTAGATAATGTTGTGTTTTTGCTATAGCAAAAGGTATTTTAAATGCTTCAGTACTATTCATACCCATTGCATAGTTAAGTGGTATATTGGGTATTACATCTGATGCTACTATTAAAAACTTATCTGGGTCGTTATTTGCAATCGTATCAAGTTCATTCATATTCATAGGCATAGCAATACTATTTGTAGTTACATTACGCATATTGTTTTTTAATAACATTGTATCAGCAAATGAATCAGATTTTCCCGATAGTAATGCTTTCTTTCGTACTAACATAGTACGAATACCTGTTCTAGAACTTGCATCTAACTCGCCTAAAGTTTGTTGAAACTCAGCTTGGGTTACTTTTAATTTTTTACCTTCTGGTGAAATAAGATTGCCTGTACCACCATCTATTAAGACTAACATATTATCTATATTATTAATTTCTGCTTGTAGTTGCGGAATATTTTGATTGTCTATATCTCCTACTCCAGAATATTTGTTATAAACTTTTGCAAAATTAATTAAATTTTTTGCATCTTTTACAACATCTTGACCATTCAACGTAGCATATTCTGAGTTTTCCATAAATGCAGGTAATTCGTTTTCTAATATTGCTAAATGACCTTCTGCTTTATTTAATAAACCTCCATTTATTGCTGACTGTATTCTATCAAATTCGTCATCTAAAAAATTTTTAGCTTCTACATCATTTTTTTTATTTTCAAAACGTATACGATTTGTCTGTACTGAGTTTCCATATGATTGAATAGTACTATCAATTTCAGGTTGTATATATGCAGAAAACTTTGTAGGTAATTCTGATATAAGATTACCTATTGAATTATTAATCATTGCATCAAACTGGTCAATCGTACCATTTTCTTGCTTGACTTCATTACTTGCTTTTTGACTTGCCTCATTGACTGTATTCATAACATCAGCACGAAATCTGCGTAAAACTATTTCATCATACTTGTCTTGACTGGCTCTAAATACAAGTCCGCTTTTTTCTATAGGTTTGTAAGCTACTTGCGATACTTCTTCTCCATCTTCACCCATTGTTATTTTAATATCTTTTTCAAACTGTACTTCTTCTGCTAGTCCTTTGGCACGTGATTCATCAATCGTTTTTGCTGTGTTCATTAAACCATCACTTACTTTTTCAATAGCCGTAGCCCATTGATTTTGCACTTCCTTTGATTTATTAATTGCTGTTTGAAATCCAAAACCTGAATTAACTTGAATTTGATTTTGATAGTCTACAAGGTCTTTGCTACGTTTAACCATTATAATCCGTACTTAGAGTAATCAATATTAGCACTAGCGAGTGTTCCAAATGAACTACCTATTGTATCTACAACTAATGCTTGTCTTGAACTTTTATATGCACTACGACTTGCATCACTTGCAATTTGTGTTTGTTGTGCACCATATAAAGCATTTAGTTGTCTTTCTGTTCCTGCTAATCCAATATTACGTATATCTCTTTTTTTTGCATCTTTGTTAGATTTAAAAAAAGCACCAAAGCTCGGTGAGTTTATATCAATACCTGTGCCTGAAAGTGTATTAAAATTAGTTGCATATTCTTCTGCGGCAATACGTTTTCTTTGTGTAATTTTTTGTTGCATTGCAAGGGCCTCACCTTCTGCCTGTTGTTTGTATTGTTTTTGTTGCAACGCTAATTTTTGCTGTTCAAAAGCTTGTTGTTTCTTCATAGCTTTTTGTTGTTGTTGCATACCATAAAGTGATGTAAGTATACTACCTGCAACTAATGCTTCTACTGGCCCACACATTAATACATTACCTCCGAGGTTATTGATAAAATTCTAAATGGTACGGGTATAGATTGTGAAATCTTTATACTTGGTTGCGTACTATATCCAAGTGCATATATTTCTTTTTTACCTGTAAAACTTGTCAATCCACTACTCGTTGTTATACCATTACTAAGTAATACATCTTTTGCATTTAATTGTAAATTATATGTTTTGTTTAGTTCTAATACTGTTTTACCAATTTTCTTAGGAAATCCATATAGAGAACCTAATCCTCTTACGCTTTGCATAGCATCTATTGGTAGTGTTTCTATATCAACAGTATAATCTAATCCTATATCACAACTACTGGCTACGTTTTGAAAACTTACTACTCCTCCCGAAGATACTGTTCCTGAACCATAATAAAATATTGCATCATCTTCATTTGAACCCGATGTTGCATGAACAACTTTACCAATAAGTGAAGGTGTTGCATTAAGACCTGTAAATACTTTGCTTGTTGTAAATACTAATGTTGCATTATTACTTTGTGATGTTACTGCATCAAGTATTAAAATATATTCATTTGTATTACCACTAGCATTTACACTTTGAATAGTAAATGTTGTACCTGTTCCTGCAAATTGAAATGACTCTCCTACAGATGGTGCATTTGTAAATCCATCTACAGTTATTTGTTTAGTGCTTGTTACTGCACCATTGATTGCAGGTGAACCATGAGGTTGATATGAACCTGATAATGTTTTAGAAACAGTACAATCGGTAGGTACGGCAAAAGGAGAGTTTGCCCATTGCTCTAAATTATATACTGTAACTCCATTTACTGTACGTTTAACCGCTGTATATAAAAAACTCGTTATACCTGCAACAGATTCAAATAAACCATCTGTAGTCCATAACACCCACCCTGCTAATTTTTCTTGTCTATGTGCAGTAAATACGCCTATAGAACCATCATCATTTACAAATAAGATATATTGTTCCGTTCGTTTTCCTGCAGAACGTACAATCGCAGAATCACTTGGATTAGATATTGCTTGTGGAGATAATGTATTTATAAGTGTAGGTGTATATTCTTCTACTGCACTATTAAAAAAATATTCTCTAACATTTCTCCCATTGTTTTGCACAAACAATCCCGCACCATCAAATATTCGTGGCATAGGAGAAAGAGAACACCCTAAATTACTTTGTCTTATAATTTGCAAATCAACAGGTGTAAGTGGTTTCCCAACCTGCGGTTTCAGATAAAACTCTCCGGTACTTGTTAAAATTTCTAAATTTTTACCTGATATAAGATGTCGTATTTCATTGATTCTATCTGATGAAATATTTATTTGTATTGAATCTGTATCTTGTGCATCACCTACATCAAAGTTAAAAAAATCTGCTGTTTTAGAACCTGCTATAAAATCAGGTAAAGATGTACCTCCACCAAAAAATAATCGTTGTTGATGAAATTTTGCTGTTTTTGGAAAACCATTGACTGCGCTAAATACTTGTTCGTCCCAACTTCTTGTTGGTGGGTGTCCTACAATAGTTACATTAACACCACCTCCATCTTGTGAATCATTAGCGGTATCACTTGAACCTGCAGTAAACTCATAATGATTATCGTCTACGACTGTTATAGTTTGTGCACCATTGAGATTACCTGCCGCCAATCCATTTCCATCATCATTAAAAATATCTTCTGCTCCTGCAATCGTTATACTTGCTCCTGTTGTAAATCCATGTGCAACGTGTGTTACTTTTACTACTCCAGTCCCTTGTGAGGTAGCAAAAGGGTCATCATCTAACTCTATGCTTACATTTTTTTTTAATGTTCCTGTAACTGTTGTTGCATTAGTATAACCACTTATTACTATTTCTGACCCATGATATCTAATACGTGTGCCTACATATGATGAGGTAAAATAATCTGCACTTGTAACTGCAGTTACTGAACCTGCAGTACTGGTATTTATGTCAAGAGTTATCGTATCGTCAGCAAATTTAAAGTAAGGTTGAAATTTTTGTTGTCCATTAACAGAATCTTTAAATGCAAAATCGGTTCGTGTAAATGTAGTAGCACCTGTTCTTTTAATAACTTGAGGCGTCATATCAGCATGAACGACTACCATAGTATCGCCTTGTTGAGTTACATTTAGTTGAAATAATATAGAGGTTGTCCACGGACAACTTGTTATAGTTTGTAAAAGCGTACCATTGCTTGAATAAATTTTTAATGCAGTATTCTGAAAAGCAAGTATATATTCTTGTGTGTCATTAAATACAAAACCTTCTAAACGAGATTGAGCACCTAAGTCTGCTCTATATAATGTTCCTGCTCTTCTTTCTATTGCACCTTGATTAAGGGTAAATACATTTCGTGCTCTTTTAAGAGATTGTTGAAAACTTGCAATATCCGTTCTTGCGATAATAGTTTCATCAACTTCTCCTCGTGTAAAACTATTTTGATGTGTTCTTGATGTTGGCATATTATGACGAAGATGGAACTACAGCCGTAATGCCATTTAACGCTCCTCTTTGTCGTACTTCTATTAACAAACTGCTACGTAGTTTCCTTGTTGTTTGGGTTTGTGATTCAGTTGCTCGTGCAACCTGTAATTGTAATAATGCTCTTTTTTGATATAAAATAGATAAATTATCATTTCTTGCTATTGCACCTGCAAATAATGATGCTAACTCAAACTTTAATATTTCTGTAAAGTAAGGTGGCATATCATTTTCATGTGGTCTAAATGTATAATCACATACTACAGTATCTGCAGTAGATGTATTTGTAAAAATAAAATCACCATATCTATCAAACACAATAACATTATCGCTTACTGTACAAGTATGTATAAGTATTGCATCTGCAGGAATTGCATATGAAGATTCAAATCTATCTAATGGGTCTACTGTACTTTTAGATAATACGGCTTGTTTACTTGCAAATCTCCATCTTGCTCTTGTTAAATGCCCTTTAAGTGTTGATTCATAAAGTTGATTAGATACTTGGCTTTCAGTTGTATTGTCTGTAAACGAAGCAATAGTGTTTGCTCCTATAAGAATTAATGACTGATTACAAATATCTATATTACTTAATGCCATAGTTTATATAAAGGGGGTGTTGCCACCCCCAATACTTATGTTCCATTAATTGTTGTTACTGTGGCGGCGGCAGTTGCACTTGATACTACAATTAAATCTGCAGTACGTGTACCACCTGTTGCTCCAACAACAAGAATTAAATCGTTTTGTTTTAATTGATTCGTTGCACTATTAAAGTACCCTGAACCAACGATAGTTCCAATAGCGTCAGCCGAGTTATACATAAACAAACTCTGGTCGCCACCTGTGGCTATCATTTTTAATGTTGCTTGTGAAAATGCCATGTATCTCTCCTATTCAGCAATTATACATTGAATCATACCTTCACCATCAATCTCAACTGCACCCATACTCATGTAAGATGTAATTAAGTTTGAAACCTTTTCAGGTATGTAATTAACCTCAGTACGAATATCTGAGCCCATTGCTAAACCAACTGCTGACTTATGATACGCATGACAATCTCTGTTACTGCCAGAAAGAGTTAAACCTGAATGTGTAAACCACATAAAGCCTAACCATCTCTTTGCAGTAAGACCACCTGCGTAAGGTAAATCACTCTCACCAACATATTCTGCTCTTGAGAATTGGTCTATTTGTAGCAAGTCTGCCCACCCTGCTGAAGAAACAACAAAGTATCGTTGTCCATCATCAGGTATATCACCTGCACCAAATGCTTCATAAACAGTTAATGCTTTTGCCAACGTAAGACCTGCACTACCATGTGCGACATTGTTACTGTTTGAACCTGCATCTAATATATCAATGATAAGTTGGTCAGTTTTTCTACCAAGTGCAGAAGCCGCACTTTGTGATAGAACTTGCCTTTCATCAATGTTTGTCTTTAACTCGTCCAGTCTATCAACGTAATCCGCCGCATAGAAATCTGAAAGAGTTACATCTACTGTATTGTGAGTAATTTCCATTGTTGGAACATTTGCGTGTCTACTTTTTTCTGTTGCAGACCCTTTACCCACTTTTTGGAATCTCGCTTGAGAACCCTTAACATTATTAAGCGTTCTGATTGTGTTTTTTAATTTAGAGCCCATACGCTGATAAGCCATGTGGACTTCACTTTCAAATTGCTTAATAAATGCAGTTGTAATGGAAGTTGCCATTTCATACTCCTTTATTAGTTACTATTAAACAAATTTCAAGTTATCCATTTTTATCTTTTTGGGTTGCCCTATAACGTGGGCCCAAATGTTTAAGAATGGGCTTTACTCCTCTAAAAACCTTTATACTAGGTTTCTTATAAAAGTATAACATTTTTTGACGTTTGACAAGTACTGGTGTTTTTTTAAATGAAAAACCTAAAAATTTTAGCCATTTAATTGTTTTTGTTTGTTCAGGAGTACATACATTAAATAAATAATCATAATGTTCTTCTATATATCTAACGAATGGAATATTACCTTTACAAAACTTTACAAAATTTCGCATAGGTTCATCAGAAGATAAATACCAAATAGAAGCAATACGTGAATCAATACGTGTCGGACACGCTCCCCACATAGCAATGACCTTATTTTCATTATTAAAAAGAGTAAATGTTATTGTATTTTTTCTGTTAATACGAAATGGATATAATAACGAAAGTAATGGCTCTTTGTTAATTGTAGCTAATTCAAAGCGGTCAGTTTGTTTTAGTTTCGGGACAAGTTCAAAACAATCATCAGGGATTGCAATGTCCATGTACATTACTTACCACGATACAATCTATTAAAATCTGCATCAACTTCTTTAACATATGCAGGGTCTCTATGTCTACTATCAAAGTATCTTGGGTCTCTCATTTTTGCTCTAACATCTTCTATTGTTAATTGTTGGCGTGGTTCATATTGTTGTTGCGAACCAATGCTTTGTTTTTTATCTTCCATAAGTTGTTCAAGAAATTCTATACCTTCTGCATCTTGACCTAATTTATTAATCAATAAATCTGCTTGTGCAGGTGGATATGATACATCAAGCCATGATTCAACTGCGTCCATTCTTGCTTCTGCATTTTCTCCTAGTTTTGCCATTTCTTCATCTGCATTAGGCATTTGATTAATTGCATGGTCAAAATACATATTTATACCTCTTTGATATTCTTCTTGCGTATAAGCATTTTCTTTGCAATGTTCAGTCCACCATTGACCAATAGCTGATTCTTTAACCTCTTCTTCTGTTACTCCTTCAGGCATTTCAGAAACAACATATTCTTCAGGTGCTTCTGCTATCGCTTCGTCTGATAATTCATTTATTATTTGTTCTTTAAGTTCATCTTTTTTTCCGCCTACAAATTGTTCAAGATGTGCATTAGATTTAAGCAAATCATCTGTGCGTACTTCTCCTGTATCTGCGTTCCAAAATTTTTCAGGTACATTTTCTGGACGTTCTCTTATTGTTTCACGTGAAACATTTTGTGTTTCTTCAACTGGATTTATAGGTTGTACTTCTTCAACATTAGGTTCTGCTTGTGCTTGTGTTTCATCTGACATTTAGTTTTTCCTTTACTATATTTTGACTTAAACCTTTATTGGTTCGTCTTTGTATTAAGCCTACTAAATATCGTTGTCCTTCAAGATGTCTTAAAGTTGCATCAGTAA